TGTACAAATATCTCGCAAAATAAAACACGTGTTATTAAATAAAAGGATAAGATCATGAATTATTACGGTATACCGTACCTGCAAAACAAATTGAACATGAAGCGCTTGAGGGTGATGCGGCGTTATATCTATTATGACATGAAAAACGTCACTTTCGATTTTGGAATATCGTCACCGCCGGAGCTAAAATTTTGGAACAGTGTTGTCGGATGGTGTGCAAAGGCCGTGGACAGTTTGGCGGATAGATTGGACTTTCACGGATTCCGTGATGACGTGTTTGATCTGACAGGGATCTATGACATGAACAACAGGGACGTGCTGTTTAATTCTGCGATCCTGGGTGCGCTGATATCGTCCTGCGACTTCATCTATATTTCAGAGGATGAGACAGGCTTTCCGCGTTTGCAGGTCATAGATGGTGGAAATGCCACAGGTGTCATTGATCCGATCACGATGATGCTGAATGAAGGTTATGCAGTATTGGAGCGCGATGAGTACGGCAATCCGACAAGAGAAGCATATTTCACTTTTGAATATACGGCATATTATGAAGGCGGTAATCTGGTAGAAACCAGGGCAAACAAAGCACCTTATCCTTGCCTGGTTCCGTTTGTGTTCCGTCCGGACAGCGTGAGGCCGTTCGGTCATTCAAGGATATCGAGAGCATGTATGTCCATCATGGGTAGTGCATTGAGAACGGTGAAGCGGTCAGAGATTTCCGCAGAGTTCTATTCATTCCCTCAGAAGTGGGCGACAGGTGTTGACCAGTCGGTTGAGCAGATGGACAAATGGACGGCAGCGATGTCAGCCATGATGAAGTTTTCCTTGAATGAAGACGGACAGGATCATGTGCGACTTGGACAGTTCACACAGCAGAGCATGACGCCTCATGTTGAACAGCTCAAGATGTTCGCTTCATTGTTTGCCGGTGAAGTCGGGCTCACTTTGGATGATCTTGGCTTCCCGCAGAGCAATCCATCAAGCTATGATGCAATCAAGGCCGCACATGAGAATTTGCGTCTCACTGCAAAGAAAGCACAGCAGAATTTCAATGTTGGAATTATGAACGCAGGATTTTTAGCAGCCTGCATCCGTGACAACTTCAAATATCAGAGGTCGCAGCTCACGTTTACAAAACCTGTATGGACACCTGTATTCCCGGCTGATGTGTCGATGCTCGGAGCGATTGGCGATGCGATTGGCAAGATCAACACGGCTTATCCTGATTACCTGACCGAAGACAAGATTTTTGAGATCACCGGTCTGTAATATATAACTACGTCACCAACGGTTAAATGGGAGGAGGAAAACAGAATATGGCAAAGGATGTTGTGCCGGAATTGATGAAGTCTATCGAAAAGGCTTTTGAGATTCACACGGCAAATGACAAACGACTTGCAAGAGTATTGACCCGGGTCCGTGATGGAACGGCAACACAGATGGACGGGCACACATATGCTCTTTGCATTGGTCGAGATTCTTCACAGGCTTTGCAGGACGTTCTGACGGAGAGGAACCTTCCGGACGGACAGCTCTACTACAACATTGCAACACGGACAGTTGTGCCAACACTTGAAAATAATCAAATGTTGATAAACGATGTTGCGGCAGAGATACAGGCGGCACTTGATGCACAGGCGGACATAGGATTAAAGACCGTCAAGCCTGAGTTCCCTGTCAGACGTGTCAGCGATCTGATTGACAAGATGACGGTGGACGGGATCAGCCTGGCAGATGCTTTGATCTGGATTCGGGAGCCGATCGTCAACAACTCGGAAGCATTTTATGATGATTTTATCAAAGAAAATGCAAAGTTCAGAAGCAAGGCAGGGATGAAAACAACGCTCACCCGAATTGCAGAGGCAAAGTGCTGCGAATGGTGCGCCGCGCTTGCAGGGACATATGAGTATGGCAACGCTCCGGATGATATTTATAGGCGGCATGAGTTTTGCAGATGCACTGTCACATACCAGAGCAAAAAGATATCTCGAAACGTCTGGTCAAAAAAACAATGGCAGAGCACTCCGGAAGAATTGGAGCGACGGCAGGACACAAAACCAATACAAAAGTCTATCGCAGAGCGTCAGCAGATACTTGAGCGGTTAACCATAGACAGAGAAAAAGCAAGACGGAGGTAAAACATGAAGACAGGATCACAGGTCCCGTCTTTTACCAACGTTGAGTTTAAAAAAATAAAAACAAAGGGTCAGGAAGCTATTGACCTATACAAAAGCACAACACAAGCATTGCTTGAATGGCAAGAATTACAGATCAAGGCAATCATGGCAGTCAATCCAGATGGATTGTGGACGCATATGGTGTACGGCCTATGTGTCAGCCGAAGGAATGGCAAGGGTGAGATTTTGGCAGCCCGTGAATTTGATGGGCTTGTCAACCTGGGTGAAAAGATATGCCACACAGCTCACAGAACCACGACTTCACATGATGCCTTCAATCGTTTATATACGCTCCTGAAGAAAGCAGGATATGAAGAACACTCACGGAAAGCAAAGAAGATGCCGGAGCGTTCTTTTTTTGCATCAAAACAATATGGACTTGAGCACATCGAGATCAGCGGCGGCGGAATCATAGATTTCAGGACCCGAACCAACAATGGCGGACTGGGTGAAGGCTTTGATCTTCTTGTGATAGACGAAGCGCAGGAATATACGTCAAAGCAGGAAAGTGCATTGATCTATACGGTCAGCGCATCAAAGAACCCACAGACGATCATGGTGGGAACTCCGCCGACAGTCATATCCGGTGGCGATGTGTTTGTCAGACTTCGGGAAAACATCACCGAAGGCAAGGCTCCGGATACGGGATGGGCTGAATGGTCCATTGAGGAGCAGACAGACAACATTGACGATCCTGATTTGTGGTACAAGTACAATCCTTCGCTTGGAACCATATTGTCAGAGCGTAACATCCGCGGAGAGCTTGCAGGCGATCCGCTTGATTTTAATATTCAGCGCTTAGGGTTGTGGGTTTCCTACAACCAAAAGTCAGCGATATCAGAAACCGAATGGGCGGAACTAAAGTTCGATAAAAAGCCAAAACTTGAGGATAGATTATATCTGGGTGTTAAGTATGGCAAAGACGGTGCAAATGTAGCGCTGAGTATTGCTGCAAAGACAGAAGACGGCAAAATCTTTGTTGAGACAATAGATTGTGTATCTGTCAGAGCAGGAAACAAGTGGATGTTTAAGTTCTTTGAAAATCCGAAGGTCTGCAAAATAGTCGTAGATGGAGCAAGTGGTCAGAATATTCTTGTTGACCAGATGAAGGAAGCAGGTTTCAAGATAAAGCCTATCCTTCCGGCAGTTCGTGAGGTGGTTTTGGCAAATTCGATGTTTTATCAGGATTTGTTTGCAAAAAAGATCACTCACAGCGGACAGGAATCGCTTGCAAACGTGATCACGAATTGTGAAAAGCGTCCGATCGGCACACAGGGCGGCTTTGGCTTCAGATCATTGGTAGAGACCTATGACATTGCCATTATGGATAGCATGATCCTTGCATATTGGAGTTGTGCCACAACAAAAACAGATGTGCCAAAACAATCTATCAGTTATTAAATAGCATCCTTCAGGGTGCTTTTTTAATAAAAAAAATCACGTTTACTCAACGGTAAAAGAGGGAGGACAAGTAAATGTCAGAAGAATTTAAGATCATCGAAACACAGGAGGACTTTGACAAGGCCATCCAGAAGAGGCTCGCGAGGGCTGAAAGAGAAGCGGCGGAAAAATTTCAGGAATACCTGGCTCCGGATCAGGTGGAGAAGCTGAAAAAAGAGTATGAGGAAAAACTCAAAAAGGCTGAAGAGGACCTGAATGCTGCAAAGGAAAAAATGGCAAGTCATGACCAGATTGTCGCAGATCTTACTACACGCGCAACTACGGCAGAGGACAAACTTCTCAAGGGCCGTATAGCAAACGATGCGGGCATACCGTATGAACTCGCAGGCCGACTTGTTGGAAACAATGAGGAGGAGCTGAAAAAAGATGCGGAGCAGCTTGCATCATATCTCGCTCCGAAGTCAGCGCCGCCACTTAAAACATCGGAAACATTTGGTGGAGCGACAGGAGCACAAGCAAATATCAATGCGGATATGGCCTCAATGTTGAGCCAGATCAGCACACAGTTATCAGGAGGAAATTAAAATGGGAAACGTATTACAGAAAGGCACAATGTTTACACCGCAGCTTATCAACAGGCTCACTTCTCTTGTGAGAGGAAAGTCTTCACTTGCAAGGCTTTCAGCTTCTGAGCCGATGCTTTTTAACGGACAGACTGAGTTCATCTTCAATCTTGATAGTGAGGTCAATCTTGTCGCAGAATCCGGAGCAAAGGCAAATGGTGGTGGAACCGTTGAACCCGTCACTATGGCACCGGTCAAAGTTGAGTATGGTCTGAGAGTATCGGATGAATTTCGCTATGGTTCAGAAGAGATCAGACTTCAGTATCTTCAGGCTTTCAGCGATGGTTTTGCAAAGAAACTCGCAAGAGGTCTGGACATCATGGCAATGCACGGAGTAAATCCCAGAACGGGATCATCGGCTGATATTCTTACCGGCAAGAGCTTTGATGCAGTCGTAACCAACAAGATCGAGTTTGATGAAGCTCACGTTGTTGACAACGTAACAGCTGCAATCAATATGATCGAATCAGCAGAGCACGAAGTCACCGGTATGGCAATGGCACCTGCTATGAAGGCAGCCCTTGCCGCTGTTAAGACACAGACGAATTCAAACGTTCCTCTGTTCCCTGAACTTGGATGGGGATCAACAACGGGATCGCTTAACGGACTTCCTGTTGACACAAACAGCACCGTTTCATTCGGCAGCAATGCTGACAGGGCTATCGTTGGAAACTTCGCAGACTTCTTCAAGTGGGGTATCGCAAGAGAGATCCCGATCGAGGTCATCGAGTACGGCGATCCTGACAACACCGGAAGCGATCTGAAGGGACACAATCAGGTTTATCTCCGCGGTGAAGCATACATTGGATGGGGCATCCTGGTTCCCGATGCTTTCGCAAAGATCAGAGACGAGGATCCTGCTTCTGTTTAAGGAGGAAACCCTATGCGATATCGCAACATGAAAACAGGAATTGAGTTCACTTCTTTCAGTGTTCTGAGTGGTGAAGATTTTGAGGAAATAAAGCCAAAGGTTGCGGCTCCAAAGGCCGCACCGAAGGCTGAACCCATAGTTGAACCCGTCAAGGCACCGGAGAAAAAGGCACCGAAGACAGTCAAGAAGGTTGAGACAAAGAGGGCAAAGAAATGAGTACAGCTTTTGCATCAGTTTCAGATATCACAACCTTATACAGAACGTTGACGGCTTCAGAGACAACGCGGGCGGAGGCATTGCTTCCGCTCGTTTCTGATGAATTGCGCGTCATAGCAACAGGGGTCGGCAAAGATCTCGACGCTATGGTTGCGGCATCAGAACCGTATGCAAATACCGTCAAAGTAGTCACGGTTGATGTCGTGTACAGAATTTTGCGTCAGTCGTTAGAAGGTGAAGCGATGACACAGGAAAGCCAGTCAGGACTTGGCTATTCATGGAGCGGAACCTATTCCGTTCCCGGTGGTGGCATTGCAAACGCGATAATGTACAACGACCTGAAGAAACTCGGACTGCTCCGTCAGCAGATGGGCAGTGTCATGCTTTGGGAGGGTAAAAAATGCTCACAGGAGTGACGATTCAACTTGTGAAAAAGACTGCGGGCGATCCGGATCCGATTGGTCAGCCTACATACACGGAAGAGACAGTCAACGTTAATGATGTGCTTGTTGGAGAACCTTCATCCAATGATATGACGGATGCGCTTCAGTTATATGGCAAGGTTGTTGCTTATACTTTGGGCATCCCGAAGGGTGATACAAACGACTGGACAGATGCAGAAGTCATACTTCCCGAACCATTTGCCGGGAGATATCGGACCATTGGTTTTCCGGTGGCGGGTATTGAGGCAAACATTCCGCTCCGGTGGAATAAAAAGGTCAAGGTGGAACGATATGGCTAATAAGGTGAAGTTCAAGTTGAATCTTCCAGGACTTAACGCTTTGATGAAGTCAACTGAAATGCAAAACAAACTGCTTGAGGCAGGCAAAGCCGTCGCGGGAAGTGCCGGCGGTGATTATGCTGCCGAAGTTCACACAGCGAACTTTGTTGCAATTTCAAACGTCTATCCAGACAGCAAGCGGGCGGCAAACGAAAACTTCAGGCAGAACACATTGCTGAAGGCAATCGGCTCCGCAGGTCTATTAATGAGGAAATAAAGATGATTGAGAAAACAATATACGATTATCTGAATAACTTGGAGGAGTTACCGGCACCGGTATACACCGAAATGCCTGCGACATATCCGGGGAAGATGTATCTCATTGAAAAGACCGGAGGAGGCAAAACGGATCAGATCAGCACGGCCAACATCGTCATTCAGTCATATGGCAGCTCATTGTATGAAGCTATGACGTTAAATGAAGCCATCATCGATACAATGCTCAACGATTTCATATCTTTGGACGGAATCGGGAGTGTCAAACTCAATTCTGACTATAACTACACAGATACAAGCACAAAAAGATACCGCTATCAGGCGGTTTTTGTAATTACCTACTATTGAGGAGGAAAAATAAATGGGAAACACAGCATCATACGTTAGTGTCGGCAAGCCTAACCTGAGCGGAGCAGTATATGTTGCACCGAAGGGAACAAGCCTTCCCACAGATGCAACAACTTCACTCGGCGCAGCATTCACTTGCCTGGGCTACGTTTCAGAAGATGGCCTTGAGAACCAGAACGAGCTTGATTCTGGTGAGATCAAAGCATGGGGCGGCATAACAGTTTACCGTCCGTTCAATGGCATGACAGACAACTTCGTCCTGAAACTCATCGAGAGCGAGAATGAGGACGTGCTGAAAAACGTGTACGGCGACAACAACGTCACCGTTGATGGATCAGGAAATATCACCGTTAACGTCAAGGCAGAAGAGCCGCAGGAAAAGGTGTGGATCTTTGAGCTTGCACTTCGTGGCGGAAGGGCAAAGAGAATCGTGATTCCTGATGGAGCTATCACAACACGTGATGCCATCACATACAACGACACCGACGCGATCGCGTACGGGATCACCGTGACTGCTTATCCGGACAGCAACGGAAAGACCCACACGGAGTACATAGAAGCAGCAGAGGCAAGCATCTAATCATTGAAGGGAGACGATGAAAGATGATAGTAAAGGGAAAGACAAAGAGCGGATATGCTTATCAGATTGATTCAAGGATAAAAGACAGCCGCGATCTGCTCCGGTTATTCGGAGCGGTACAGTCGGAAACAGATACCTGGAAACAGGTGGAACTTACGGACAGACTTGCCGCCCTGATTTTGGGATCTGAAGAAAACGTCAAAGAACTTGAAGAGAAGATCAAAGAACAGAATGACGGTTTTTGCACAAACACGGAGTTCTGGGCAGAGGTCCATGAAATCATTGATGCTCTGAACGCAAAAAACTGATGATCCTCGCTTACATGCTGAGTGTAGGTGAGGTCGAGTTGAAGTGTGATATGGCGGAGACCTACCATCTGTATATAACAGACTGGTATGATCCGCCTTTTCCTTTGTCTTATCTTGCAGATTTGGCAGTTGGGCTGAACAACGACAGCCGGATCAAGCTGAAAATTGCGAACTGGAAGCTGACGATTGAACAGACCATTCTGTCGATTATGGCAGACAAGCTTTTGATCTTGGCGTGGCAAAACACAAAAGACGGGCACAAAGGAAAGAATGTTCCGGAAAGCGTCCTGAAAAAGCTTGCAGGCTTGGATGAAAAACAAAAGGACGAACTTGAAACATTCAAAACAGTAGACGATTTCCAGAAATGGTACGAAAGGAAACATCATGGCTGAAAATATCGGAACCGCATATGTACAGATAGTTCCAACAGCTAAAGGAATATCTGGAAAAATTGAACAGGAACTGGGCGGCGTTGGAAAGAGTGCCGGACAGTCATTCTCGACAGGCTTCGGCAGTGTACTTGGTGGCATCGGAAAAGTGGCAGTCGCAGCAGTCGGCGCAGCGGCAACAGCGGTCGGCGGAATCGTTGCATCTGCCGTCTCACAGTACGCGGATTTTGAGCAGCTTGCCGGTGGTGTTGAGACATTATTCGGAGATAGTGCAGAGTATGTCATAAACAGAGCAGGCGCAGCGTTTGAAACCGCAGGCCTGTCCGCCAACGACTACATGGAAACCGTCACAAGCTTTTCTGCTTCCCTGCTTCAGTCTTTGGGTGGAGACACCGAAAAAGCGGCAAAGGTCGCAGATCAGGCCATTGTGGACATGGCTGATAATGCAAATAAGATGGGATCCTCAATGGAATCCATTCAGAACGCATATCAGGGATTTGCAAAGCAGAACTATACCATGCTCGACAACTTAAAGCTTGGATATGGCGGAACAAAGCAGGAAATGGAGAGACTTCTGAAGGATGCGGAGAAAATCAGCGGTCAGAAGTTCGATTTGAGCAGTTACGCTGATATCATCCAGGCGATCCATGTCATGCAGGAAAACATGGGAATTGCAGGCACTACGTCAAAAGAAGCTGCAACAACCATATCCGGATCACTGGCGATGGTGAAAGGTGCCTGGGATAATGTTCTGTCTTCTATCGGACAGGGCAACATGGATAAACTCAATGAAAATATCAACGATCTGGTTTATTCTGCGGAGACATTTGCCGGAAACATCATGCCGGTAGTCCAGACAGCTCTTTCCGGTGTATCCGAACTGATTTCAGCACTTGCGCCGGAAATTGCGGCAGCGCTTCCTGAGATGATCGCACAGGTATTGCCGGGACTTCTTTCAGCCGGTGTTCAGGTGATTGATGCGCTCGCACAGGGAATTTTGCAGGCAATTCCGCAGTTGACACCGATGGCGGTTCAAGTCGTAAACAGTCTGATTCAAACACTGCTTCAGCTTCTTCCTCAGTTATTGAGTGTTGGGGTTGATATCATCCTTCAGCTCGCGCAGGGAATTACAGAGGCATTGCCGACACTGATTCCCGCAATCACGGATGCAGTCCTTCAGATCGTGACCATGTTCACCGATCCGAACACGCTGACATCTTTGATACAGGCAGGAATTGATCTAATGCTTGCCTTGCTTGACGGACTTATGCAGGCATTGCCGCAGATAATCGAAGCACTTCCGACTATAATTCAGAATCTATGTGATGCGTTGACAACTAACCTTCCTATAATCATCGAAGCGGCGAATCAGGTCGTGTCTGCTATAGTTGAGAACTTGCCGACCATCATGCAGGCTTTGATAGATGCGGCACCTCAAATCATAGAAAGCCTAATGAACGCGGTAATCGAATGCGGACCTCAACTTTTGGCAGCCGGGCCTATACTTACGGCTCAGCTTGTACTTGGCATCGTCCAGTGCTTGCCGCAGTTCCTTGAACTTGGCAGACAGGTTGTTGACAGTATCATTCAGGGCTTGGCCAATGCATATGTAAAATTGACGTCCGAAGGCCCGAAGATGATTCAGCAGTTGAAGGATAAGATTTCCGCTGAAATCCCGAAATTAGTTCAGCAGGGCCGCGATATCGTCAAAAAAATCGTTGATGGTATCAAACAATGGGCGGAAAACCTCTACAAGCAGGCACAAGAGCTGATAGAAAAGTTTAAGACAAAAATCAAAGAAAAAATTGAAGGCTTTGCCGAAGTCGGAAAGAATATCGTAAACGGCATCAAAGAAGGGTTGACTTCCGCATGGTCAGAGCTTGAAAAGTGGTTTACTGAGAAAATCGGCAAACTGAAGGAAAAGGTCAAGGATGTTCTGAAGATAGAATCACCGTCAAAAGTATTTGCTGATGAAGTTGGAAAGATGATACCTCTCGGAATTGCAGAAGGTATTGAGGACGGAATGAGATCCCTTGACACTTCTGTCCTGGATATGACGGCAGGTATAGTCGGAACAGCAGATCAGGCGATGTCAGCAGCGACATATCAGTCAGCACCGTCAGCAAGCGGTGACGTGTATGGCCTTCTCGCTTCATACCTTCCGATCATTGCCAATAAAGAGGTCAATATCAAGCTTGAGGGCGGCATGGACAGGTTCTTCAGGGCGATGCAGACAGAAGCTCGCAGAAATTATCAATTAACAGGAGCGGCATTATGAATGGCGTTGCAATAATCGGAAATACAGATATTACAAATCTCATAGTTGACGGTTCCTACAAAATGGACAATGAAACCCAGTACGAATCGTGGAAAGACGGAAACTATGTCGAACACAGATCGGGCAGGCGTACAAAGCTCAAAGGGACTTTTGATGTATGTCTGTCACCGAAGACCGGCACAACTCTATCACAGTTTCATTCCCTGGTAGAGAATGCCACAGGCTCCGCAGGAACCATCATCGGGGCTTTTTATTGCACGAATACCGGAGCGGTTAAGGCCGTGAATGCGTTTGTGCATCTTGAAAGCAGCGATCACATATTAACAACAAACGGATGGATTGATGTATTAACAGTCGAGGTTCAGGAAGCATGATACAGGTACCGGCACGTGTTAAAGATGCCCTTAAAAGTGGGGATTATAGGAAGAATGTCAAGATTACTGTGTCTGGTGTTGACATGCGCGAAGTGGTCACGGATGTAGTCTCAGGTGATGATCTTCCGTCTTTTATGGGTATGTCATCCATGATTTTCGATGACCATCATCAGCTTATTGGGTGGGACATAGAGTTTTGGAACGACAGTTCTTTTACTATCGATGAATCATATTCAAAGATCAGGATATATGCGGATGTGCCCTTTGATTATTTGACATTTAACGGAACCCGATATGATGCAGAAGGTGACAAGACCTATGCAACTATTCCAACACCGGCAACAGGTGAATGTGCCGCATATTCTTTACGGGTGTATTACACATCAAATGATCCTGATTATACCCCAAACATCCAGCCTCGACGGTTTGATTGTTATGGATATATAGATTGGTTTGATAATGATAATCTTGTTGCGGAATCCGTCAAGTTTGATGAACGCATGTGCTCTGACACAGAGCTGAAGTTCGGTTTGTGTGAAGGAACATCGGTTGAATTTCAGTATTTTGACTTGCCGAATATCAGAGGGGAACAGATCAATATTGAATTAGAAATTCAATACAAAGACGAACACGGTGAGTTGATGTGGTACCCCATTCCGATGGGATGGTACGAGGTTGAAGAGTGTTCACGTCAAGCGTCCACAGGGATTATAAAGGCAACAGCATATAATAAATTGCAGAGTAATTATTTGGATCAGGATGTTTTGGCGGAAGTATATGCCTATCTTGTATCAAGCCCAGGTAGTACACCACGCAGTATTTCCGATATTCTGAACTATCTGTTAGAGGGATATCATATTGAAAAGACAGATTGGGACGAGGTTTCGTGTCAACTTTGGAAAGAATCTGATCCAGAAGACGCAATATTCGGTGGACAGAACTGGATAAGTATTTATTATTGGAATTCTACTTCGGGGACATGGGCTGAGTATAAGAAAGATCAATGGACGCAAGAATATCCTTATCAATATCCATCAGGCTGTCGATGGGTTCTTTATAGTGCTGATTTCTATTTCAAGGCAGTTGGCGATACAGGCTCGTCAACAACACATCATTATAAATACGATGCTATTCAGATGCAGGCTATATGGAATATTGTGAGAAAAAATCTCGTTTATTTCTATGATTACAACCCTATACTGATACCCTCAACCTTAATCACAAGAGTGGCTAATCCTCTTGCTGTTGAGCCATTTATGCCTTCGAGCAACCCACATTTTGGGCTGAAAGGTGGAGAAGGTGGAATTGACTTTACTGATTATGGTCCGAGATATGCGACAGATAATGATCCTGATAATCGAGTATCGGGATTCTTTGGCAATGTTTCATGGGAAACTGGAACAAGTGTCGCGGGGCATAGTGAGCCTGTAAATTATGGAGAATTCACAGGTGATTACCCTCGTTTGAGAGTTCCTATCGCAATCGTAGTTCAAAAGGATGATTATATTGGGACTATGCCTCCTACACCATTCGTTAATCAAGATGTATGGAATAAGGTCTTGGAAAAGTACGAGGAAACCTATCAAGCATTATGCAACGTGATTTTGCCTAAGATGTACAAAAAGAGACTGTCTCCGATTGAAGAAGAGGTTATTACTGCAAGTCAGGTTCGTAATCTACAAAGTCTTACATTGCGCGATTTGCAATCGGCTGTCTTTGAAGTGGACTGCCAGTACGGAAAACTTGACAGAGTATCAGACCTATTTTCTGGAATCGAACTGAATCAAGGTATGTTGTTCCCCAGGGACGACTTATACCCTGCAGACAATTTATTTCCACAGGGCACAGCAGAATCCAGTTATCCTGCTATGTATTCAAAATTGTGGGCTGATGAAGGAAATGTCAGATCGTTCCGATATCTGTATGTAACCTACAAAACGACAGAAAACAATGAGGAAGTCGAGAAGGTCATGCAGAGAACTGTCAACGCAAATGGAACTGATGACTATAACATGAGCGATAATTGGTTATTTAAAAACCTCGTATGGAGTACGGCAGATGTTTCAGCTTATGCCGATGCAATGGTCGCAAAGATGCGCGACATTAAGTGGTTTCCATTCGAAATGTGGTGCGCTGGTCTTCCGTACCTTGAAAGCGGAGACATGATCGAAATAAAAATGAAGGGCGGCACATATCCGTCATATGTTCTCAGAAGGGTTATGAGCGGAATACAGAACCTTCAGGATGAGATGATAAATGGAACTCTTGATATTTTCTAACAGGAGAGAAAAAGATGGAAAAACTTTATGACAGAATTGACTGGAATAACAACACAAATCCCGCTTTGAACGAAACAAACCTTAATTTGATGAGCAAGGCTGTTGACGATATCGATGATAGAGTCATTGATCTTGCCGCAGATATAATGGTTACTGTTCCTCAAATACAAGAGGATTTGGCTGAGGCCGAAGAATTATTAGAGGATGCTGAGGCAATTACAACACACCCCCCGATCATCGGGCAGAATGGTAATTGGTGGACATGGGATACATCGACAGATGCTTATGCCGATAGCGGTGTTGATGCAGGCGTGTCGGTGAATGTTGGAACCACAACTACACTTCCTGCAGGGAGTGATGCAACGGTAACGAACAGCGGAACGGACACAGACCCGATTTTGAATTTTGGTATTCCGCAGGGAGTAGCAGGACAAAACGGACAGGACGGCGCGGACGGACAGGACGGTGTTTCTCCCGAAGTCACGGTCACGCAGATTACAGGCGGTCACACAGTCACGATTACGGATGCAGATCATCCAGCAGGCCAAAGTTTCAATGTTATGGACGGAGTGGATGGACAAGACGGACAGGATGGCGCACCTGGCGTTGGAGTTCCTTCAGGCGGCACAACGGGGCAGGTACTTGCTAAAGCATCAGGAACAGACTACGACACGGAATGGGTAAATGCGTCAGGAGGAAGTGGCGGTCATACAATCCAAGACAACGATGGAATATCCATGACACAAAGGACAGGCTTGCAGTTTGAGGGAATGGGCGTAACGGATGACGGTACGAATGACCGTACAAAGGTGAAGTTACCTATATTCAACGGTACAACGGCACAATGGACAGCGTTAAGTAGTACAGAAAAAGCAAAGTATCAGATTGTTAATCTGTCGGATGATTATGGGTGTGAATGGCAATATTTGGGTTCAACAAACGGTGGTTCGGGGTTGACTATTCCTTCAAACTTCAAAGAGTTGTTGATATTTGGAAAAGTGGCAACAAAATATACAACTGTTCCATACCTTCTTCTTAAAGATGCTTACGAAGTTATAAAAACCGCTGTTGGAAGTAGCTCACAGTATGTCATGCCGTTATATTTGTCATGGTTAATGCAAAAAAGTGACGCAACCCCTCCGATGTATGGTGTTTATGTAAATGCGTATATAGACGGTAATTATAAGATTTATGGACAGAGCGCATACGAAGTGAGTGGGTCAACACTTACAAGCAAATCTTATGAATTGATAGTCTATTACAGATAGAAAGGAGGTAAATCATAAATGAGTGTAAATATATATGACGGAACAAATTTAACTCCGATAGCAGGAAAAACGGTTCCTTTTACATACACACCAGCACCGCAGTCAATGATAGGTGATGAATGGGTATCGGGTCAATCATATGCAGTAGGAGATTACCGTATTGACGGAAATGTGCTTTACAAGTGCAAGACCGCTCATACTTCAAGTGCAAGTAACAGACCTCCGTATGCGAGTTATTGGACTGCGGTGAGTGTGGTTAGTGCTTTTGCTTCAAAAGATGCAACCGAAGATGTCCTTATAAATTCGGGATGGCTAACATCAAGTTCATTCTCGTGGAATAGTGACGGATATTACAATTATTATACAAATCCAAGTTCTTGGCCTTCGCAAGCAACATTTGAAAAATATAGCGGCTACGGAAAATTATTCTTTCGATTTCTACTTGCTGATTCTTCAAATGATTTGCTGCTCAATGAAGTTGCACCTGCTTATTATACATCAGCATATTGGGGTTCTGGAAAGTCGTTACAGGGGGGCGTGAGTCAAATATTGCCTATGCACTTTGGCGGTGCAATATATCCTTATGACGGTAATCTATACTTTAGAATATCAGGAACAAAGTCGTTTATTGATGCAGGACTAAATAACAGAAAAACCGCAATTCAACTTGTGGGAATAAAGTAGGGAGGTCAACAATGCCAAAAATAATGAAGAATGGAATAGAGTATGGTGGGGGAGGGAATTTTGTAAAAATAGTAACAGTACCCAAATCAACTACAAGTTATATGACCGTAAATTTAGCAAGTTTAGGTCTGAAAGTTAGTGATTTTGACATGCTTTATTGTGTTCGACCTTCGGGGACTGGAAATTATTTGCGTGTATCAGGTTCGCCATATACAACCCCTATTGATATTTTTATAAAATCTACTAATACGTCATATCCTTGGGATATTGGAGGTAGTGGAGTAATGTATGTGTCAGATACATCAATAAAAGCCCAAAATAATGATGCAAATACAGAAGCACATATTTATGGAATTAAATTCTAATAGAGGAGGAAAACCAAAATGAAACTTTTTTTAGCACAAGTAGCAACAAGCGATCAGGGAACTAATATGACCATCGTATCAGAATGGACGGATAACTCTGACGGTGCAATCATGGCTTTTCACGCACAGGCAAGAGTACTCCGTGGCGAAGCAAGCGTTCTGTCGTATACCGTCAAAATTCTTGACGAACAGCTGAATGTCTATGACGGTTATGTGGAGTCTTATGCAAAGCCTGTCGAGCCTGAACCCGAAGAACCGTAACACATTATTTAATATCCGTTGCATTCAGGCAATAAATCGGGTAGAATATAATAAATGAATGTGTCGGTGGCGGAATAGGTAGACGCAGTGGCGTTGGGCTGATTGTCATTTTGGGAATAAAACCTTAATCGGTTAGGCGGCAATCATGTAGGGTGCAAATCCCTACCCGACACTATTATAATACCGCCCGTCACGGTTAGAATATGACGGAAAAGTATATGAACCTATCAAGCCGCTCAAAGAAGCGTAACATGATAGGTATTTTGTGCCGTAGATGGGGATATACCCTGTCTACGGCTTTTTAACGGAGGAAAAAATGAGAACAGACTTAATTGTTGCCGTCATAGTTGCCGTCTTTGCTTCAACAGGCTTCTGGACGCTTATCAATACCATTTATCAGAACAATGCCAAAAGCAAAACGGCGGAAAGGGCTGCACTCGTTGCACTTCTGCATGATCGGATTTATGGTCTCTCACAGGAGTACATAGAGCGCGGCTTCGTTACTATCGAAGAATACGACAACCTCAATTATTTGTGGGAACCGTATTCAGCTCTCGGAGGGAACGGAACCGGGAAGAAGCTCGTTGACCAGGTGAACAAACTGGACATGAAGGGAGAGGAAAAATGATAAAATACTTTAAGGCAATGCCGTCCCTTACGCGGTACATCGTCTTTTCTTTTGTGATGATCCTGACCTATACGGTCATAGAATTTATCGTTGCGTCAAACACAGGAAATGAGCATTCAACACTTACGACTTGTTTTTTTGCGGTGTGGGGTGGAGAAGTGCTTGCGGCGGCGCTGATTAAGGTCTTCAAATTAAAGGAGGAAAACAAAAATGAACAGCAGTTTTTTGATGGCGGCACTTGCGATTGTATCGGCTTTGACGTCCCTGACGGTGGAAGCTCTGAAGAAGATTTTGAGTGACGTTAAGGTTTCATATAACCTTCTGGCAGCCATTGTTGCGGTGGTTCTTTCGCTTGCGGCATCTTGTGGATATCTTATCTACACCGGAACAGAATTTACGGCTCAGATCGGGGTTGTGATTGTGGCTCTTATGTTCCTGTCCTTTTTGGCTTCAACTGTAGGGTATGACAAGGTGATCCAGATGATAAAGCAGATCATAGGAGAATAATAATGACGCGCAATCAGATCATTGAAAAGATAGCACCGATCCATCAAAAGTATTCAAAACAGTTCGGCATCAAGATATGTTCAACTGCCATAGCACAGGTTTTGAGGGAGAGCTCCGGGAAATACGACGGGTTCTCTCTTTTGGCTTATAAATATCACAATTACCACGGTTTGAAGTGCGGGGACGACTGGTTGAAGGCGGGAAAGCCTTCCGTCAATATGAAGACCGGCGAAGAAGTGGCGGGAAAAATCACCCAGATCAATGACTGGTTCAGGGTATTTCCTGATATGGATGCTGGAATTAAGGGGTACTATGAATTCATTCAATATCCCAGATATAAAAAAGCCAGGGAAGCGTCAACACCGGAGGAATATATAAATGCTCTTGTGGCAGCCAAATACTGTACATCCTCAACTTACATCCGAAATAGTAAGAAAACGGGCATACTGGATTTCATAGACAAATACAATCTTCGACAGTACGACGGCGTACAGATCCCACAGACGGCTCCACAGGTCGGTCAGTATGTCCCTGGCAAGATTTATACCCTCCAGTCTGATCTCTATGTCAGAGACAATCCAGAGGGCACGAAATTGAAGTTTGACGCGCTCACACAGGACGGCAAGAGGAACGGCTTCTTTGACGCGGAAGGCTGCGCGATCCTCAGAAAAGGAACGCGGGTCACTTGCAAGGCCGTGTCCGGTAATTGGATGATGATTCCGTCCGGATGGGTCTGCATCAAAAACTTCAAAGGCACCTACATAATTTAATCAGCTTACTATCATTTTTTCGCTTAAACTCCTTTCTCTTCAGGGGCCCGGCGCCAAACGGGCCCTTGTTGGAAAGAAAATTCACTTGTGCACAATCATCTTGCATTTCATCTTGCATTTGTTATCCCATGGGTGTCATAACCGCATAAATACTGAATTTTTATTTTAGACAAATCATACTAAAAGTGTATAAAATTACCCCGTAAAACCGCCTGAAAGTGGCTATTTTACGGGGTTTTTTCAAATAGCGAGAGGGGGACTCGAACCCTCGACAAACAGTATTCAAACGCTGATTTTATCTATGCTTCACAAAACCCGTCTTGCATTTCATCTTGCATATTTTTGGGGGTCTTCCACAATGCCCGTAAAATGTGCACTCAATTTGTCGGAGTATGCTTCGGATATCGGAACAATCTTGTTTTTGTACACATTCTGCAAAACAGGGCTATCCGGTTTCCATCCTCCAAAATCGCAAAGGTACGTGTCCGGCACACCTAAAACGGCACCGATCGAGGCATAATAATGTCGTAGGTCGTGATACCTGACACCTTCAATGCCTAATTTGACGCAAAGATGATGAAATCTGTTTGAAATAGTGTTCGGGATTGAATACTTGACAATATATTCGTCTGGATCTCCGGACCCGAACAGGGATATCACCTCAGCAGGGAGTTCGTTTGTTATTCTTACAGATTCGGAATTTTTGGGCATATCTTTATAAACCCACTTGTTGTTTTCGTCCTGAACGATATCTGCATGGATGTATAACTTCTTTCCCATTATATCGCGATAACGAAGGGCACATACTTCACCACGGCGCAATGAAGTGAATGCTGCCAGAGCGATGCAGATTTTGAGTTTGTCATCTGCTGCTTGAAACAATGCCATCACAACATCGTCAGAAGGCGCAGATTTGATTTTTTTCTGTTTAGCGGGCAAAGTTACGCTGAAAGATAAATTAGGCGCGTAAAGAGCCACAGAAGCGATTACAAGTGAATAAACATTGCGGACGGTTTTGGAACTATACTGACAACACAGATCCGAAATCCAGAGCTGCATCTGTTCCGTTGTCAGACTTCTCACACGGGCACCGGAAATTCCTTGAATATTGCATCGCTCCATGCGCCTATATCCACGAATTGTTGATGGAGATAATACGTTTGTTTTTGCGGTGATATATCCGGCAACGGCTTCCTTTACGGTCAGATCATGTTTGACACGGCGCTTTTTGTCAGCCAGGTATTCAGATGCTTTCAATTCTGCTTCTGCTTTTGTGGGGGCCGTGAAACTTTCATACTTGCGCTTCCCATCTTCTACGTGTGAAAAAACCATCACATTCCAGGACCCGCTTTTTAATTTTTTTGCTTTAGGCATTGTCGTCTCCTTTCTTTGTGAATAAATCCATGTACATCTTCATTCTTTGATAGAAAGTCGGATCATGAAGGGCGCGGACATCAATGATGAACCCGTATTCGTCATCCGTTAAATCAATAGGATGTCTTCCTCCGCCAATAGCATTCCAATGGGCTTCAAATTCTTCTGGAGTGGCAAAGGATTCAAGTTCATCCCATCCCATCAGATAATGCGGGGAACATTTCAAAGCTTCGGCAAATTTGACAATCATTGATTCTGGAAGATCAACAGAACCATTTTCCACCTGTGAGATCATAGATTTGCCTTTATATCCAACAAGCTCTGCAAGTTCTTGTTGTGAAATATTTAACTCTGTCCTTCTTTTTTTGATATTCTCATAAAGTTTAAGCATATCGAACCTCCCTCCGCCTTGATTTTAACACACAAAAGTTCATTAAACAAACAAAATTGATAAAATGCTTGACATTGGTTTAATTTTATTGTACCTTTGTATTGTTCAATCTGATTGAACACAAAATCTTGTGGAAAGGAGGCAAGCAGATGGCAGATATTGAAGCATTGAAAGACAAAATCAGGGATAGCGGAATGAAGATGACCTCTATTGCGGAAAAGTCAGGAATTGTCAGGGAAACACTGTATAACAGATTGGCCGGTATTGGTGATTTCACCGCAACAGAGATCGTCGGATTGACGGACACCTTGAGACTTTCAAAGGCTGAAAGGGAGCAAATTTTTTTCAACAAAGGTTTAACCACATTAAACGAGAAAGGAGGAACATGAACGAACTGGTTTATCTAAGAAATGAAGAAGCAATGACAGACAGCCTGATGGTGGCGGAAATATTCAACAAAAGACACACAGACGTCTTGAGGGATATTAAAAGTCTGGATTGTAGCGAGGAATTTACTAAACGCAAATTTTGCGTTGAGTAGATACAAGGATTCGACAGGAAAATTCAACCCTATGTATCGAATGACAAAAAATGGTTTCACATTTCTGGTCATGGGATATCGAGGCAAGAAGGCGGCAAGGTTCAAAGAAGATTACATTAAAGCCTTCGATGCGATGGAGGATTTCATTCTTGAAAGATCTACTCAGACGTGGATCGAGACCAGGCAGGCCGGAAAACTCACACGGAAAGCCGAAACAGACACTATTCAGCGACTTGTCGAGTATGCAAAGGAACAGGGAAGCACACATTCTGACAAACTCTACATCATTTATACGAAGCTTGCCAACAAAATGGCAGGTGTTGAAAAAAGAGATCAAGCAACGGTCATGCAGCTCAATAACCTGTCTTTAATGGAAAACATCATCCTTCACATGATTGACACAGGGATATTGATGGGAAAGCACTACAAGGACATTTATAAGGACTGCAAGGCAAGGCTTGAGACGGTTTCAGAATTGGCTTACTTGAAAGGTGCATGACATGGATGCGGCAGAAGTGATTCGAAACGCATTCAAACGGGTCGGCATCAGATCAGATCTGGCAATATGCAGGGAATTGGGCTTCGAGTACAAGCGCTTCCACTTCCGCAGGATGAAGAACATCGGGGCCATGACATTGAATGAGTTCTGGATGATGCAAAAACACGGGGACTTCACAGACGAAGACATTCTCACAATAGCGAAAGGAGGGATTGAGTGAAAGACAAAAAACACTGGGCGCTGCTTGTCGGGATCCTGTTAGGGATGATTTTGGGACGCTTAACCATTCCGTCAGAGGTTTGGGGAGCGGAACTTCAACCAGAGCTGAAATCCATCCATGTCACCGCGTACTATTCAGAAAATCCGACAGGCTGCCGTGGTGATCGGATGCGTGAAGGTATCGCAGCAGGCCGTCAGGAATGGTACGGCAAGGCAATAGTGCTCTACACGGATGAAGACGGAAAGCCGGGGGAATTGATTGGGGTTTTTGAGATCCTTGACACAGGCTACGGACGGGACACCGGCAAGGGTGAAAGCAAAATAAAAAAGGGCCGACACCTGGGAACGATCGAAACCGGTCAAACAATCGACATATACCGCTTAAATTATGAGCGGTGTAAGGAAATTATGGTACTAACAAACGGAAAAGCATTCTATCAACTGATAGATGCGGAAGGATGAAAGGAGAAAAAATGAAAGACAACAGTAAAATCACAATCACTTTTGCAGAGTATCAGAGACTTTTGAGGGCAGATATTCAGCTTGATCTGATTACCAACAGGGCGAAGGCTGAAAGGTATTTCAGCAGCGAAGAAATCTGCGCGATATTGGGAGTTGAAAGACCGAAGAAGGAGGAAAACGAATGAATAAGGTTGATATCGAGACCTGGGAGGATCTGGAAGAAGAACACGCAAGACTGCTTTTGTTCAGAGACAACATCGAAAATCTGTACCACGACACGATCAGCAACCACGAAAGCACCATCAGCATCCATGAAATCGGGGATCTGCTGTTGAAGCTGGGCGAAGTGAAGGAGGTGGAGATCATCAAATGAAGTACGAGGTATTTAAGGAAGGCGGAAAACTGAGCAAAACATACTATGTATTTGACATCAAGGGAACGAAGGCAGTCATTGATGCTGTCAATGAAATTACAAGAATGAGGAAGTGCAAGGCCGGAGATTTGGAACCGCTGACTATGTGGGTGAAGGGAAATGATCTATATGATAGCAAGGTTCCCGGATCAAAGAAGGTAGTAGCAATTACCGGGAGGCGCAAATGACAAATAAAGAATATAGGGAAACGGATGGGGTCAGCAGATCTGAACTGTTTGTCCTTTTCTCACAGACACCGATGCACATGAAATACAAACAGGAAAATCCGGCAGATGATGACTCTCCGGCACTGGCAGAAGGACGGGCGGTTCATAAGTACATTTTGGAATCGGACACCTTCTTTGATGAGTTCGCAGTAGCTCCGCAGTGTGACAGAAGGACAAAGGAAGGCAAAGAGATCTACAACAATTTTGTAGCAGAAGCAGCAGGCAAGGAAGTCATCACACAGGATCTGATGGACAAGATCATGGAAATGACGAAGGTGCTCAACCAGAACGAGACAGCAAGGAAATTTCTGACAGGTGAGCATGAGCAGTCATTCTTTTGGACAGATGCAAAAACCGGAGAAGCTTGCAAGGTTAGACCGGACTGCATTACCGAAGTGAATGGCAAAAAATACATTGTGGACTACAAAACGACAGATTCATGTCAGGACGGACACTTTGAGCGTTCTGTCAGAAAATACGGCTATAAATTCCAGGCAGGCATGTATGTTGAGGGACTTTTTCAGAATACTTTCGACGAATACGGTTTTGTGTTTGTAGCACAAGAGAAGAAAGCTCCGTTCGCGGTCCGCGTGTATGTCTGCAATGAGGACTTCATCAGCGAAGGTTTTGAGCAGTTCCGCCAAACGCTCGACCTGTATCACTGGTGCAAGGAGCATGACAAATGGTACGGCTACGAAGGAGCTGACAACATTATAACAGATTTAGTCGGAGAGGGGGACATCTGATATGAGTTTACCGAGTTGGGAAAAAGTAATTGATCCGAATTTCATCAATGCCGAACTCATTGGTGATGTCGGATCTGAAAGAGTGGTCACGATCAAAGATATCGACATGGCTGAATGCTATGACGAAGGAACAAAGCAGAAGGTCCAGAAGCAGACAGTCTTCTTTGAAGAGTGTAAACCGATGGTCCTGAATAAAACAAACGCTAAGACACTGAAAAAACTGTTCTCACCTAACAGCGACAATCCTGCCGACGCGTTCGGGCACCGCGTAATTTTGAAGGTCGAGAACGTCAAAGCATTCGGAAAAACAACGACAGGCATCCGGATCAAGGAATTTTCGGAAGAGAAGTGCCCGGTGTGTGGTGGTGTCATCCTTCCGTATGCAGGAAAGACAGTGGAACAGATCAAGGAAATATCACAGCGCAATTTGGGCAAGGTGATGTGTGGTGAATGCATGAAGAAACAGGCAAAGGAGAAAGACAATGCTGAATAAAACGGTTATACAGGGACGGTTTACGGCTGATCCTGAAGTACAGGACAAGGGCGGCTTCAATATGTGTGAATTTACAGTTGCATGGTCGGAGAAATACAAGGAACGCGAGACGAAGTGCTTCCTGCGATGCAAGGCATGGAGATCGCAGGCCGAACACATTGGCAAATACTTCAAAAAAGGACAGGAATGTGTCATTGAGGGAAGGCTTGAGACGGAACAGTGGGAAAAGGACGGACAGAAGCAGAGCAGGCAGATTCTGAACGTGGAAAAAATACACTTCTGCGGTCCGAAGGCAACAGGAGCTACATCCGAAACTTCTGACAAGCCTGATGACGGTTTTGTGAATGTCCCTGAAGGATCAGACGAGGAGCTGCCGTTTAATTGATTATCGTAGACAGTCGTGAAAAAAAGTGGGATCACATCCGGAAATACTTTGAAGCCAACGGCATCGAGTTTGAAATCAAAAAACTTGATGCCGGGGACTACTTCAGCACCGATCAGGGTGATGTCGTGGTAGATCGGAAGCAAAATTTGCAGGAGTTGTGTGGAAATCTTTCAAAAGGTAATGGAAACATCATCCGCTTCACCAACGAGTGCAGACGGGCAAAAGAACAGGGCATCAGACTTGTCGTGCTGATAGAAGGGACAAATTGTCAGACCGTCAAAGATGTATCTGGTTGGAAAAGCAAATATACAAAGCACTCCGGAAAGTGGCTCACAGACAAAATGTTCAATCTGACTGTTTCCTATGATGTGGAATGGCAATTCTGTAAAAAGAACGAAACGGCAACGAAGATTTTGGAGATCCTAAAGTATGACAGTAGAAGAAATCAAGCAAAGAGTGACAATGCGTGATGTTCTGACAAAGTACGGAGTGAAGGTTGACCGGAATGGGGTGTGTTGCTGCCCGATACATCAGGAACAGCATCCGAGCATGAAAGTATACAAAGACGGGTACAAATGTTTTGCATGTAACAGCGCCGGGGACATCTTCACCTTCATCCAGGAAAAAGAATGCTGCGATTTTAAGACGGCCTTCATGATCCTGGGTGGAACGTATGAACATCACAATAACAAAACCGCAAAAGTCAGTTCACAGATGAAATTTGACCGGAAGCGGAAGGAACAGCAAAGGATCAAGCAGGAGGAAAAGCGGTTTAGACGGATTTTGATGGACACCATTGCATTGTGTGAGTGGTGGATCCAGAACAGGGAACCGTTTTCAGACGATTGGTGCTTTGCACAGAACAAAATTCTCATTCTATGGGAAGAGTACGAACAAAAATACATACATGATAGTGAGGTCAACGAAGTAGATGTATATAGAACATGTCGAGAAATTGAACAAAGATTCCTTGCTTTGTGAGGAAGTCTTTCAGGAGCTCTACAACCTTGATGATGATTTCTCACGCGAACAAACACTCCTGGCCTTAATGAAACGAGCCATTGACCTGAAGTGCAAAACGGAATTTGAAAAGCTACACCGGGCATTCAAAAAAGAACTGCGAAAAAGCCTGCAAACGCTCGATCATCCGATTTACGAGACCGAATTTGATGGACAGCCAACACTTCGCTGCGGATCATGGCGAGCATCTGAAAAAGGAGTTTGGATTTTGTCAGATCGGGGGAGAAATATAGCGTGTTCGCATCCGATTTACATGAGCCGAATTCTTATCAATGCGGAGACTGGCATTCACAAGGCAGAAATCCGGTTCAAGGTTCGCAGAAGGTGGCGGGAAGTCTTCATTGATAAGAAGGCACTCGCAAGCAGAACGTCAATTCTGCAACTTGCTGATTATGGGGTGCAGGTAACCAGTGAGAATGCAAACTTTTTGGTTCAGTATCTCATGGATCTGGAAGCAAGCAATCCGGATGACATCAGAGAACAGACATCAACATCACGACTGGGTTGGATTGGTGAGACTTTCATGCCGTACGGAGAGGACATCGTTTTTGATAACGAACAGAATCTCAGATCCCTCTTTGAATCAATAAAACAGGTGGGAAGTCGTGACAAGTGGTATGAGGCCATCAAAAAGATCCGGAAAAGCAAGCGCATTGAAATCCTGATATATATTGCGGCATCACTTGCATCGGTTTTGGTTGAGCCTTGCGGTGCTCTTCCGTTTGTGGTTGACCTTTGGGGAGATACCGGAAAAGGAAAGACGGTTGCGCTGATGATAGCTACCTCTATATGGGCCGATCCGAACGAGGGGGCATACATGACAGACGCAAAGGCTACTACAACAGCTATGGAAGTCCGGTTGAATGTCCTGAACAGTCTGCCGATGACATTGGATGACATGGCACAGATAAAAAATCAGTATGATGAGGACTTCAGCGCTTTGGTGTACCGATGGTGCGCGGGCAAGGGTCGTGACAGATCCAACAAGGATCTGGGGCTGAATAAGCTGACATCATGGCACAACTGTATTCTGACAAATGCAGAACACTCGCTGATAACGGAAACCATGCAGGGTGGAGCAATAAACAGGATCATTGACGTGGAACTGGCTGAAAAGGACCTGTTCAAGGATGGGAACTACATCGCAGAACTTGTCCGGCACAACTACGGATTTTGCGGTCGGGATTTTGTCTACAAAGTGCAGGAAATGGGCTTTGACAAGATACGGGAGATCCAGAAAGGCTATGTGGACAAAATTCAAGAAAAAGCCAGAGACAAGAATGTGGACAAGGAAGAAAAACAGGTGTTACCAATGTCATTGATCCTGACGGCAGATGAAATTGCAGAAGAATTTCTGTTCAAGGACGGAATCAGGCTCGATCTGGATGAGTGCTGCGATCTTCTCAAAAACAAGGGTGAAGTCTCTGAACATTACCGGGCCTATCAGATCATAAAGGAAACTATCAGCGCAAACCGGTTCAGATTTGATGATGATCCTGAAGTGAAGACGGAACGATGGGGCACATTTGATGAAGATTCCCAAAAGGCGACGATCATCGGAAACCGCTTCGACAAAATTCTGACAGATAACGGTTTTCAACCTAAAGCTTTTCTCAGTTGGGCGAAAAAACAAAAACTTGTAAAAACTGATTCAAAAGGAAATGCAAAAGTTCAGACAAAATTGAACGGGATCAATACCAGATGCGTGACCATCAGTCTGGACTTTGACGGAAGTGGTGAAACCTTCATGGATACTGACTTTGACGACATTCCTTTTGATTAAATAAAAGGTGTTATTTATCCAAAAAGGTAACAAGGTAACAAGGTAACAATTTAAACATGCATATATATAAAAAATAAAAAATTGAAATTTCATTTTTTCTCGCGCGTAGGAGAATACAAAAAAAGTTGTTACTTTGTTACTAACCCCGTTTTTATTGTCAACCATGCGGGTTTCAGAGGTAACAAAAAGGTAACAACGGTAACAAAAAATTGTTACCACATTTTCCACAATTTAAGGAGATATATATGAAAGATACAGAATTGACGGGGTATTCAGAAATTTTCACCGCTGCCTGGAAGTTCTTCAAGACACATATCAACATGGACGGATCGGAAGAATGGTACAAGCACATGACGGAAGATGCACGGAGACAGATAGAGGACTTCGGCCAGACAGATCATGATTTTGCGACGAGCATTTTTGCAGCGGTCTGTTCAGCGGTTCAGCGGAATGAGATAGAAAGGAGGGGCAAACGTGACGGAGATCAGGGAAGCGTTCCTGAATGAATTGGACACATGGGAATGCAACGGTGTGAACATCGGGGAAGCGGTTCGGAAGCAATTTGTGCCGGAGCATCTGCCAGAAGTGGAGGTTGATGACGGGACAGATGAATATGGCAAGCGAATTATCTATCCAAAACCATACTGTCCTGATTGTAAAAAAGTATCATACACCGGCAGATATTGTCAGTATTGCGGGAGGAGGTTGAGGCCATGAGGTGTCCATATTGTAATTCAAATAACATAGAAGTCTATGATGGACGGCACAAGGAAGACACCTATGTCAGATACCGCAAATGCAGGAACTGCTTCCGGAACTTCAAGACAGTTGAACGGGTGTCTGAACGGGAACTGAAGAAGGCGGAGGTGACGGCATAATGGCAAAACAACTCAACAGGGTGATATCTGAAAAGAAGGACTTCAGCAATCTTGTTACGATCTGGAAGGTCAGCGACTTCAGAGACGAGGCTATTGTCGGCGGACTGTATTCCGGATCCGGCAAGCAGAAGGTCAGACTGTTGAAAAAATACAAACATGTTGCACTGACGGACAAGGGATGCTTCCAGTGGCTCGACCTGTACATGTACAACGTGAAGAATGTGGATGCAACACCGACAGATTATGTGTTTTTTGAAAGGAAATAGAAATGTACTGCTACAAGGGTAGACAAATTGACGTTTGGGCGGATAACGACGGCGGGTTGTGGTACTACGACGAGCGGGGCAATGCTCAGACGGTGGAGGAGGAAGATCATGGGATGGATAGAACCGAAGGACAAAATGCCACCCGAAGGGTTGCGGGTCCTGTTAGAAGTGTCAGGCATGGGAATAGATGAGCACAAGTGCACCGTATACGCAGACCATAGTTATTACATCGCATCGTGGATCATTCCAAGCGGTGAAGAAAAAGGTAGTTGGTTTTTGGATTGCAAAAGTGATTTTTATGACATTACTGTTCATGCGTGGATGCCTCTACCGAAGCACTACGAACCGCAGACCATATTCACGCAAGAACCCGACCTGATGGAACACGCAATGTTTGAGGATGATCCAGAGTGGTTATACAAAGACGATGCGGTATATGAACAGATGGAGCTTGAGGACTTTTTGAGAGGAGGTAATACATGAAAGACATATTATTGCCGGCGCTGATGGTTTTTATGTCCGGCTGCCTGTTCGGACTGGGGACGATGCTTATCATGGATTTTTATTACAACAAGCAGTTTGAAAAGTGGAAGAAGGAACGGGAGGAAGAGAATGACGAATGAACAGCATATCGAAAACTTGAAGAAGCTGAAATCATTTTATAACGGTTCATACGGTGCGTCCGTCAATGCCGCAATAAACGCCCTTAAACACGAACAGGCATTAGGAGAAGCGTTTAATATTGCCCTTTTGTACGGAAAAGAAAAAGGAATGGAAGCAATAGACAAAGCGCTCTATCAGATGGGTATGGATGGGATTAAAGAACAGGAGATTGAAGCATTAGAGCAAGAGCCTTGTGATGATGCAATCAGCAGACAGGCGGTGTTTGATTATATTTATAATGATTTAGGATTAGGTGATGAAGAAAATGGAAAAGATGTAGAAAGACAAATGGAATTGGAAAGTTCCTATAGATATATTAAATCTTTACCGTCCGTCAATCCACAACCAAAGACGGGGCATTGGATTTATAAAATGCTAAAAGGGCAATTTTGCTCTATATGTGATGAACAGAGTATGTGGAAATTTAATTATTGCCCTAATTGCGGAGCAAAGATGGTTGAGCCACAGGAAGGGAGCGAAAAGCGAGGTGCAGGAATGATAAACACAAAGGAAACAATAGAGGAAACCTTAACAGAATATGGTGTACCTTTTACAGATGCACTTGCAGATAGACTTATCAAAGAAATCTATTATGAGTGCGATCAGTATCTTTCGGAGTTTAAGGATAAGTTTATCCGTATTCTGAAAACCACAGATAGTGGCGACTATCTTGATGATATGGATTATGTCAGCATTGATGATGTCAAAAAGGCATTTCAGCTTGCGGATATTGAGTTGAGCAAGGAAAGTAAGACATTCAAGGGTTGAGCCACAGGAAAGTGAGGATAAGGGATGAAACTGATAATTGATATTCTTGATGATACCTATGATTCCATTATGTCGAGAGATTGGAAAAATTCAGGATGGCTTTATAGCGAAGAATGGAAGGCTATCCATGACGGCACACCACTTCCAAAAGGACACGGAAGAAAATTTGAGGAAATAGTGGTTGAATATCCACCTGCTGATTTATGCACATATCCCGAGTATAGAGGTAAACCATACTTTTCAATCAAGTACGAAGAAAATGGAGAACATATTATAGGCTTTGGTACATACAAACCAGAGGTGTTTTCGAGGTATCTTCAAGAATATTTTATTGCACCAACAATCATAGAAGCAGATAAAGCAGAAAGTGAGGGATAAAGAATGACTATATATATTGATGACGGCGAATCAGTAAAGATTTATCCAGTTAAAGTAAAAGTGGCAAAAGCAGTAATGACTTTACTTGAAATGGATGATGAATTGGTATGGAGTAGGACACATACGGGATATGGTGTGGATATAGTTAATAAGGCAGAAAGTGAGGGATAAGAAATGACCGAGAATCTAATTGAGATAGATATGTACTCCGTCATAAAACAAAAGTACATAGAGCGGGATGTCCTTGACAAGATAATATCCGAAGCCATTTCACTAAAAATCACATATACCGAACAGGACAAAGACACATACCGCAGAGGAATAAATGATGTGTTGAAGATTATCGACAAGCACATAAGCGGAAAGGAAAGAAAATGATACAGATAGAAAACAATGATTTACCTATTACGGTAGCAGAAAAAATAATCAATGGAACAAAACCTTATAATCCTACGCCTTTGATGAAATCATTAACGAAAGCGATCACAGGAAATGAAAACGCTGGTGATACACAAGATATGTTTGGATTAGAAGAAATCAAGGAAATTGCTGATTATTTAATGGTTTACTACAATGCGCATATTAACGGAGATTAAGCACATAAGCAGAAAGGAGAACAAATGAAAGACGAAAGACCCTGTGATAAATGTATCTTTCATGATGGAACATGCCATCACTGGAACTGCGAACCGATAACCAGGAACGAGGCCGAGGCAGCGGTCAAGACCTTGAGGGATCTGGCAAAGACTTGTGAACCCCACCATATGGTATGCGTTGGGGATATTGTGAAGGGAGTGCAGAATGAAAATTAAACTCCGCTCAATGTATGATTCCTTCCCGGAAAAATACGGCGACAGCGATAATCAGATCAACTTCTATGTAGACAATAATGTGTATTTTCTTGATAACACCGACCGCAACGAACAGAATGCCATCGCTCTTCTGGTAGAACCGAGATCAATCATACCAGGGACATATCAATGGATGTCAGAAAACTACACGAAATTCAAGTATATCTTCACCTTTGACAGTGAGTTGCTGAAGCTGCCGAATGCAAAGCCTCTGATATATGGACAGATCACGGCAGAGTTTCCGTCGGATCTGAAAACTAAAGACATATCAATGGTGGCATCCGACAAGGATATGTGTGAAGGACACCGCAACAGGCAGATTATAGCCAGAGAGTTGATAAATAAAATTGACACATACGGAACATTCAGCGGTGGGTCATATTGTGATGATGCCGACTTCTTGAAGGAATACCGTTTTAATGTGGCGATGGAGAACTATGCAGACGGACTTTATTTCACAGAAAAGATCTGTAATTGTTTTGCATCCCGTGTGGTTCCGATTTATTGGGGATGTCCAAACATTGGACAATTCTTTGACATGGACGGGATCATCTACTGCCAGAACCACGCGGACATCATCAAGGCCGTGGACATGGTGTTAAAAGATCCGGCAGGGGAATATTCCAAGCGGTCACTTGCTATTGAGCGGAATTTGCAGAACGTACAAAAGTTCAGACGATATGCCGACTGGTTCCTGAAACAGTACGGCGCTATGTTGGAGGAAATGATAAATGATTAAATTATCCATCATCATCCCATATTATAATGTCAAGCCATACACAGACGAGCTGCTTGACCGGTTGGCACCGCAAATCACGGACGAAGTGGAAGTCATTCTAGTTGATGATGGAAGCAAGGAAAAGTTCTGGACAGAATACGAATGGTGCAAGGTCTTCCATCAGAAAAACAAGGGGGTATCTTCTGCCAGGAATGAAGGATTGAAAATGGCCCAGGGGGAATACATCGCATTTATTGACGCGGACGATCTTGTCTCCGTGGACTATGTGAGCAGGATCTTCAGCAAGATGCCGTTCGATTATCTTGATCTGTCATGGAAGTCTTTGCCCGGTGGTCAACAGTTCTCCTACAAACTGAACAGTGATGCAGACCGACTGAAGAACCCGTCCGCGGTTACCAGAGTATTCAGCAGGGCGGCAATAGGTGACACACGGTTCAATGAACAGAAGAAGGCAGCAGAGGATGCAGAGTTCACAATGAAGGTGTGCAAGCCGGATGCAAATGTGAAGGTCATCACAGACTATATGTATTTTTACCGGACATCAACACCGAACAGTCTCACAAAGCGGTATATGTCCGGGGACATGGAGACGAAGCGGATCGTCTATCATTACAATCACATCACGGCAGACCGGACTGACCTTCTGGAAGAGATCAAGCGGGAGAACGAGCACCATGAGATATATGTGTTGACAAACCAAAACGATATACCAGATTTGTCCCTTTATGCCAAAATCATGAAGCCGTGCAAGGTCAGGGGCATGGAATTGAGAGGCGAACCGTGGGATAAGTTCTCAAAGATCCTTCCGACGCCTGAGTTCGACATTGTAATCTATACATCACAGCACGACATCAACGGGATCTTCACATGGATATATTCATTCTGTCGGAGGATGACAGCGGCATATCATTACGACATCGCAGTCATTCATGAGGGAATGAAACCGGATATGATTGCAAGGTTATCCACAACGGCCTACGTCAGACAGGTCGGTGTTCCTGTCAAATGTCACACGCTCATGATGATGAAGATCAAGGACATCATTCCTGACACAATCAGGTATGAACATTCAATTCAGATCCTTCACTCACCCAGGTTGTCAGATCTATGGGAGATACCGAAGGACAGGGACGAGGTTATTCCGGTCAGTGAAGTGGTGCGGAAGTCATGGAAGATCGGCACGGAACCCATTCACAATCTGACGGTACAGGATGTCAACACATTGTCTCTGATATCTGCGACAAGGTTAAGCACAAAAGAAAAAGGCATGGACCGGATGAAACGGTTGTGTTACATGCTGAAGGAAGCGCATATCAACTTTGAGTGGGATCTGTACGGAGACTTTAACCCAGGCATCAAGGGTATTGAGTACAGAGGCCAGACGATAGACATTCGAAAGAAGATAAGGGCAGCGGACTATCTGGTTCAGTTGTCAGATGATGAGGGCTTCTGTTATTCAATCGTTGAAGCACTGGAAGAAGGAACGCCGATCATCTGCACACCGCTTCCGATCCTGAAGGAGTTGGGCATCAAAGACAAAGTACACGGGCACATCATTCCATTCGATATGGACTTCGATATCAGCATCATCACAGACATTCCACCTGTCAAATTCCTGTTCGATAATGTTCCCTCGCTTGAAGCATGGCGGAAGAAGTTGGGCAAAGCGACAGGCAAGGGCACGGTCAACATCCAGTGCGTATCAAGATATAGGGACATGACACTGGACAGATACATTGAACCGGGTGAGATATTAACACTCAGCACACGCAGGGCATCAGAGATCATTGAGTGTGGGTATGCAAAGGAGGTGAAGTCATGGACAGATCAGACGAAGGATTGAAGCTGCTGAAGAACATCAAGCACATCAACATTCTGATTGAGAAGCTTCAGGAAGATATCGACAACATATACACAGCACTGACCAACACCACGATCAGAGCAAAGGAAGTGGACGTTCAGACTTCTCTTCCTGCCGATCCGATGGCAGACAAGATCGCACAGGCTGTTGAATACCAGACGCTGATTGAGAACTATCAGCATGAACTAATTGAACTGAAGACCGTGGCACTGGATATCATCAAGCAGATGGAGATCAAGGATCAACAGTATCTCATCCTCAAATACTTTAACCGCAAAACAATCGACGAGATCGGAGAGATTGTGGGCTACGCTTACAGACAAACATGGGAGAACATTCACTCTGCTGAACAGCAATTCATTGAGATCTACAATAAGTCTGCATAGTTTTGCATACTGATATGTGATATTGTGGTAATGAGAAAAATCGCGATAAACCAAACTCACAGTCACCTCCTATCAAGGACAGGGCATCCACTTTCCCCAGTGGGTGCCTTTTGTTATGCCCGGGGGTGTAGAAAATATCCGGGGGTGTACAAATATGCGCGGCTCCTATGCAAAGAAGCCGACACGATGCCGACGTACCAGGGCTGATATGGATCCATCGAACCGGGCATTGTTTACGGCAAACAAAAAGATAATACTGGCCACTCAGTCAGTGTGTGCGATATGTGGCAAGCCTGTTGACAAGTCGATCAAATATCCTGACCCGATGTCGCCAACAGTTGACCATATCATTCCACTTGCAAAGAATGGCGATCCCGTGGCACTGGACAACCTTCAGCTCGCTCACAGATATTGCAACAGGATGAAGAGCGACAAAATAATAAATGCTGCTAAGGTAGTGGACCGGAACCGCGAACTTCCTTTGACAGAAAACTGGGCAACGTTCTGAAAAAGGTGGGGGGGGGACGGAAACCGAGGGCTCTTCACGTGGAGT